TTGAAAGTGTAAGAAACTTAGACGGCTTAAACCCTTTAGATAACGTTTTTAGAGTATTGATAACTTATAACATTATAATAACACAAATTTAAAATTAAATAAAATGCCAGAAACAAAAGTAAGCGGTAGAGATTATATCCTCTTAGCAGACATTGACAAAAACGGATCATTCAAGCCAGTAGCTTGTTTGACTACCAACTCAATTACATCAACTTTGGGAACAATTGATGCAACTTCAAAATGTGGAGATGAATACACTCCAAATCAATCATTCAATCAATCTATTGAGTGTGAAGGTTTTGCTATTGATGAAACAGGTAGTCCAGCTAAAGATAGCTACCAACAATTGTATGCAGCACACGCAGCACAAACAACTTTCCCAATTAAGATGGGTAAAGCAGTTCCAGCATCTGGAGATATTACATATAGCGGTACTGTATTTATTAGCAATTTTGGTGTAAACGCAGCTGATAAAGACGATGTTAAATTTACTGCAACATTTGTAGTAACTGTACCACCTTTGACACAAACTGAAACTGCATAATAAATAAAAAACTATGTTCGAATTAAAGACTAACAACAAAACAATCCACCTAAAGTGGGGTACTTGGGCAATGCGTGAGTTTACTAAACAAAACAATATCGGTATTGACGAGTACTTTAAAGTTCTTTCAACGGCACAAACAAGTTTAGACGTAATTGTCCAGCTTGTTTATATTGGGTACAAATCTGCTTGTGTAAGTAATAAGCAAGAGATTGAATATACAATAGACGATGCTTGCGAATGGATTGATGAAGTGGGTTCTATTTTTAACGAAGAAGGTCAAATTATTGACTATTTAAAATATATCGTTGAAAGTACAGTCCACACCATAACAGGTGTAAAGAAAGAAGAAGAAAAAAAAAAGCCTAACAAAGCTAAGCTGGGATGATATCTTAGTTAAAGCTGCTGAGTGCGGAATAAGACCAAATGAATTTTGGGACATGACTTGGAAGGACTTCTCCATTATCGTTTTAGGTAAGGAAAGAAACGAGTTAAATGAATGGGCGAGGACAAGAAACCTCGCCTATATTATATACTTAAGTTCTACAACCGAGAAAACCCCTAAAAGTATGAAGTCTTTTTGGAGCATTCCAGAGTTAGATCAAGCGGATGTTTACGAAGAAAGGGTGATGATAACTGACGAACAACTGGCAAGAACACTTAAATTGTACGGAGTAAATAAATAAAGATGGCAGAACTTTTAGATTTAAATATTAATATTGGTGCAAATACTACGGACTTTGAAAGTTCACTACAAAAAGCCCAAAATCTATTAAGACAATTTGAAGCTGCCTTAAAGAAAGCTACCAACGTTGGTGAGATTAATTATTTGAATAATCAAATTAAGAATCTTAATGCAACAATTGGTGCTTTAGGTCAACAAATGAATAAGGTTGGCAGACCAGCTGGTGATGCAACAAATTCTTTAATGAACTTATCAAGGGTTGCGCAAGATGCTCCTTATGGATTTATAGGTATTGCCAATAACTTAAACCCCTTATTAGAATCGTTCCAAAGGCTACAAAAAGAGAGCGGTAGTTCCGCAAATGCCTTAAAATCAATGGTAGCTGGTTTAACAGGTCCAGCTGGTATTGGTCTTGCTTTGGGCGTTGTATCTTCTTTAGCCGTTACATTTGGTAAAGATATTGCTGCGTTCTTTAAAGGTCCAACTGAAAAACTAAAGGAATTTAGAGCAGAATTAGCAAAGATTTCACAAGATTTATACAAAGTAGTTGGAGAAGCACAAGCAAATAGAACAATCGGTTTAAATTTAGTAAGTGTAATTGCTGGTGGAACTGCTGCTCAGCAAGAAGAAGCATTAAAAAAATTAAAAGTATTATATAGAGATAGCAAAGATATTCAAGCATTAAAAATTGGTGCTGATACTACATATATGACTCATTTAGTCAATATGGCATCAAAGCAAGAAGAATATAATGCTAAAGAAAAAAATAATGCACAAGCATTAAATATTATTTATGATAATCAAAAGAAAGTAATAGACGAAAGAGATAAGGCTTTAAAGGCTGTTAAAGGAGATATTGTTACTGGTGGTGGGCCTGGAGGGGGTGCTTCTGTTGTAACTGAAGAACAACAGATTCAAAGTATAAAAAATAAGTACAATCCAATTCTAAAAGAATTAGAAAAACAAATTGTATCTGCTAAAACTAAAAACTTAGAATTAGTTACTGCTTTATCTGTATTTGAAACTCCAGATGTTAAAGGTGGAACTAAAAAAGAAGGTTCTTCTCCTATTGTAAACTATGCAAGAGAAGAAAACAAAGCACTAAATTTAGAGTTAGCCAAGATGAAGGCTTTAAGGGAGAAGATGAAGCAAATAGGTTTAGAGCCTTTGCAATTATTTGAATTACCATCGGATGCAAGAGCAGCAGAAAAGAAAAGACAAGGATATTTTCAAGGTAGAGAAAAGGATTTATTAGAACAATCAAATCAAAGTGGATTTGGTGCTTTAATGCAAGGGATGTATAAAAAGGATAAAAGTAAAATTGAGGGAGAAGATGCAGAAAATAAAAGATTACAAGATTTAACAAAGTCGTATCAAGATTTTGCCTATACAATATCTGGAAGCGTAACAAATGCTTTAATGGGGATGTACGATGCAATGCAACAAGGACAAAGTCCTTTAGAAGCGATAGGTCAAATGTTTGCAAATATAGGTAGGCAAATAGCTGCTGCGGTTATTCAAGCGTTAATATTTAAGGCTTTATTAGATGCGTTCCCAGAGTTAAAAGGAGTCTTTACTGCGGTTGGCGGTGTTGGTAAGGGTATTGGAGGTTTATTAGGTCTTGCATCTGGTGGGGTTGCAACTGGTCCTACATTGGCAATGATTGGTGAAGGTAGAGAAAGCGAAGCGGTATTGCCTTTAAGTAAATTAGGCGGAATGTTAAATACTACATTTAACGCTGGATCAATGAGTGGTGGTTCAAGTGGTGGATATGGTGGATTTGTATTAAGAGGACAAGATTTATTATTGTCAGTAAACAGAGCGCAAAAGGCATCTAATCTTAAAGGACAAAATATTAGTTTAGCATAATGGCATACGGATTAAATTATACATTAACTCAAGAGCTAAGAGATGATACAATACAAGTAGTTAAAATATATAAAAAAGACTATTCTGGTAGTGTAAAAACTTATGAGCCTACAAGCGTAATTTTACAACCTAATTCAAATGAAGAAGACCCTATCGGTGGAATTATATCTTCACAATTAAATGTTTCTTTTATTATATCAACCGAAGATGATTATATTAAGTTCCCAGATTTATTAAACTTTGATGATACACTTTATTATGTTGAATTAGTAATTAATAACTTAATAAAATGGAAGGGATTTTTATTTAATGATTATATAGATGTTGCTTTTACAACTGGCAACCAAGAAGTTAACATTGTTTGTGTTGATGGCTTATCATTAATAAAATACAATAATTATGATACTAATAATAGTATAAATACTGTTGTCCCTTTAATAAACCTTATCGGTACTTGTTTAAGTAATATACCATATAATACTGCATCTAACTTGTTTGCTTGTTGTTCTTATTATGCTGAAGGTATGTTAGACAGAGGCGATGGCGGTCAATATGAACCATTTGCTCAATCGTCTATTTATATTAGAGATGTTATAAATGTGGATTATTATACTATTTTAGATAATATTGTTAAAACATTTGGTTGTAGATTATTTCAATCAAATGGAGATTGGTATATATTGCCAATTAATAGCATGGCATCAACAGTGTATTTTACTAAATATACTATAACATCTACTCCAGCGGTTGTTTCTTCTGGAACGTTAAATAACTTAATTAATATTCAACCATATCAAGAGGGTAATATACATTTTATAGATAATAATCAAACTAAAATAGTTAGAAAGGGTTATCAAGTTGTTGAATCAAATAGTAATTATGATTATTCGCAAAATGCCATAAATAATGGCAGCTTTAAAAAAATTGCATCTGGAGAAGCGATAGGATGGGAGAAAACGGAAACATCTACTGGAACAGTTGATTTAGTTATAGTTGATGAAGCAGAATTTAACTATTACGATATAAAAAATGGTTCTTCATTCTTTGGTGTTGCTACATTGACAAATGTTGTTACAGGATTGCCAAAACAAACGTATGCTCCACAAATGTTTGGTCCAGGAGCAACATTAAGTTTTGAATATGAAGCATTTCAAGTTGGGGATAAAATAAGATTAGTTGTTGAATTATACAAAAAAGGTACAGTTTCTTATACTTCTTATTATTTAACAAATGATTTTAAATGGAGTCCTACAATTGTTTCAATTGATGTTATAGCAGAAAGAGAAGAACAATTTGAAAAGAAAACTATAAATATACCTTTAGGTCAAGTTGTTACAACTGGTCCTCTTTTAGAAGTAGGTTATTTTGGACATATTATTATAAAATTTATAGCAGATAGTGCTGATTATAATGGTGGCAAAATAAGAAATATTAAAATTACACAAACGCCAAATCAACTTACTGCTTTAGACATAAAAAGACAAATAGGTCAAAATAATGTTATTGTAAAAACAATTGATATACCTTATGGTTTATACCATCCACCATTTACAAGTTGGAATGGTGGCAATAATAATACTGGTGCTTTATTTAATTTAACTCTTACTGGTTTTTTTAATGGGTCTTTGATAAATTGGTACAGATACGGGTTTGCAGCAGAAGAATTTTATCAATTGCATAGTTTAATAATAAGACAATATTCTAATTTATTAAATAAAAATATTGCTACTTTAGAAGGAGATTTGGGTAATTATCAATCAACAAATGGTTTAGTTTATTTAGATAAAACATATACTGTTCAAGATTCAAGTACAAATGCTTTATCTTATAATGGCAAAAAGTTCTTAATAAATAGGCTTACTTTAGATACTTATAATAGCCAAGTAAACTCTATTCAGTTAATTGAAGTTATAAACACTGATAATGCTGCGGTAGAAACATTAAAATATATTGGTTTATAAATATTAATAATTGACTAAATTTGTAATATGGCAGCAGTAATTGGGAATAATATTATGCTTTATAAAAAAGAAAGCAACGCAACATTTTATTTAAATGGGTCTATTCCTGTAACTACAATAGAAGGGTTAACATATTACCAATATAGCCCAACAAATAATTTAGCGGCTGCTGCTAATTTTAGTAGAACAGGAGATGGTATTGTTGCTGGGTTTATAATGGATATTGCCACACCTACAATTCCAATTGGAACTTGGACTTATAACTTTTTTGCATCTATAACTGGAAACTTAACTACTAACCCAAGAATTGTACTTAGAACGTACATTTACAATGGTACAACATTAACACTTATTAATGAAGCAGATGCCGTTTTTTTTACTCAATTAGGAATAAAGCAATATACTCAAACATTTATTAATACAACAACAAGAACTTTATTACCAAATGAAAGGATTGTGCTTCAAGTATGGGCGAGTGAGATATACGAAAGGACAATGACCTTTTATACACAAGGAATAAATATTGCTACAGTTAGAACTACAATTCCTTTAAACATTCCTTTTGCTTGTTCTACAAATGCAACCTTCTCGGTTAGTGTAGATCAAAAAGAGGTAACAAGTGCAACAAGTGCTTGGTATCGTGAATTTAAGAACGATGTTGCTAACTGGAGTTTAAGTTGCGAAGGGTTAATTACCTTGAGTGGGTATGGATACAATCAAATGCTACAATTGCAACAACTAAGGCAATCAATAGCGGTTGACTTTATTGTTGACAATGGAGTAAATGGCTTAAGTGTAATTACTGGAAATGTTAATATGACCTCTTTACAAATAAATGGTCCTTATAAAGACGTTGGTACTTATAGTGTAAGTTTACAAGGAACTGGTCCTTATTCGTTGACTGGAACGGCTGCTGCAAGTGGAGGGGTTATTATAAGAGGCGGTTCGGTATCTACTAAAGGATATACTGCGGCTGGTGGCGAAACAACACTTACTTATACTGATTTAATCGGCAAAGCTGCGTTGTATGTGTCAAGAGGCGGTATTGATGTTCAAGATATACTTTCAACAGGAACT